ACTTATACACAGGTTTTGATGCATATGACGATTTTTCTAAATTTCAAAATGGAAATAGAAAATTTGGATGGAGGCCAGATAAAAACACAGTTCCAATTGTTAGGGGATATTCTATTGATTATACAAAAGATAATTTAGACTTTTTTAATGAAGCAGGAGATGTTACTCATACTATTTCAGGATATGAAAGAATTGACGATATACAATTATTAGAAGAAATGGTTAAGTACAAACCTGATGGCAACTTTGATAGATTAGTAGCTTTTGGTTCTTGTTTAGCTATAGATTATTATTTAACTTGTAAGTATATTACTCCTCAGTCTCCAGGGTTAAATAGGACGACAGATACTATAGAAAGAGAAAGACCTACAAAAAATAAATTTTTTACATCTAAAAGGAGGTCGCCATTTAGTAGGTAATTTGGAAAAAGTTAAGACTTTTTTAGCATAAGCTTTTTTGTTATACTTTTGCAAGTCTAATAACTCACCTTAAATGTCTGATTTTAACAACCAAAAAGATTACACAAAATACGCAGGAGGTAACACTGCTGGTAATTTTGAATCCTTACCAATGCAAATGCTCCCTCGCTCTAAAAAGAACGATAAATGGAAGGAGTATGTTATGGATACTCTCGAAAATATAGGCTTAAAACAAATTAGAGAGAATAGAGTGTTTGCAGACTATAGAAAGATGCAACAAGGAAGATTAGTGTACTCGGATTTTGATGAAACTCAAACAGATTTAAGAGGCATAGCAGCAGTAAGAGAAGGACAAAAACTCCCCACTTTTTTAAAACATTATGATTTAATTGGGAGAATAATTAACCTACTTGCAGGAGAATTTAATAAACAAAAAGATACTATCAATATAATATCTACAGATATTTTTTCTAAAAGTGAGTTTTTAAGAGAGAAAGATAGTAAAATAAGAAAATTTACAGAGGACTATTTTAACAAAGAGTTAGAAATAGGCCTTATTGAAAAAGGAATAGATCCTTTTAAAACAGATTTTGAATCAGAGGAAGAAAGACAAGCTTATCTACAAAACCTAAAAGTAGAAAGAGATGCAATTATTCCACCAGAAGAAATAGAACAAGATTTAAAAAAGAATTTTAAAACTGCTATTGTAGAATGGGCAGAAAAGACACTTGAGAGTAACTATGCTAAATTTAGTTTAGATATGTTAGATACTGAAGAGTTAATAAGTTATTTATCTACAGGAAGATACTTTAGAAACTACTATGTAGGACATGACAGCTATGAGCCAGAAACTTGGAGTGTTGAAAGAACTTTCTTTTCACAAGACCAAGAGGCTTTGTACCCAGAAAATTGTGAATATGTAGGTACTATACATCTAATGAGTGGAGCTAAATTTTTAGCTAAGTTTGGACACATGGTTCCTAAGAATATACAAAATAAAGTATATGGAGAAGATTTTTATAGCGCAAGCGCAAGTTCTGTAGGGCCTCTTACTTTCTTAGAAAATGCAGGAGGAAGACCTACAAGTGTACCACATGCAGGATTTCATCAACAACAAACAGCAGAAGGATTTCAAAATTTAGTAGGCATTCCTTGGGGTAAACAGTATTTTAGAGGAGAAAACGGAGAACTAGATTCTAGATTTAGTTGGGTTAAATCTAATGATACAGGAAATGGAATAGGGTGGGGAAAATCTTTTAGAGATGATATTAATGTAAGAACAGATCAAGTTCAAGTAACAGAGTCTTATTTTAGAAGTCAAAAATTAATGGGTCTATTAACAATAGAGAATCCATTAACTGAAACGCCATACCAAGTTATGGTTGAGGAAGATTTAATTCCCGATTTTTTAGAGCATTATAATATAAAAAAACAAAGTACAAAATCTTGGGAAGAAGTAGTAGATAGCCCCTTAGATAATATTAATACTATTACATACGGATTTCTTCCTGAAATATGGAAAGGGTACAAATTAAATGCAAGTAGCACTAATTTAAAAAAGGATTTTTATTTTGGAATAAAGCCTTTAGAATTTCAAATAAGAGGAACTAATAATGATTTTGATGTAAAAATTCCAGTAGGGGGTATTATTACTTCTGGAATAGGAGAAATAATTAGGACCTTACAGATTGATTACAATATTGTAATGAATCAAAATAGACAGTATTTAGAAAAAACAATTGGAGCTTTCTTTATGATGGATTGGAATTTACTTCCAAGTCAGTTTAAAGATGAAAATGGGAATAATACAGCAGAGCTTCTAGAGGAATGGAGAGAAACTGTTAGAGAGCTTGGAATAGGTTTAGTAGACCAATCTCCTAGAAACACAAAAGGACAAAACCCAAATCAAAATAATTTACAACAGTATGATATATCTTTCATAAACAATATTCAAATGAATATGGCTATGGCGAAAGATTATGAAGATAAAGCATATGCACTTGTAGGTATTACCAAGGAACGTAATGGAAACCCTAATGAGTATATGTCAGGAGAAGGAATTAAACAAGGTGTTGAAGCCTCCTATGCACAAACGGAAGTTATATACAAAAGATTTAATACTGCTAAAGTAAAAGAAAAAGAGATTGAGTTAGCTATTGCACAACAAAGGGCTGTGAAAAGTGGAGATATGTCTGTAGATTATATGGATGGCCAAAATGAACGAATAATTAAGAATTTTGTTGATGATGATTTTTCTTTAAGAAAATTACAAGTGTTTGCAGCAGATGATTCTGCTAAAAGAAGAGAGCTAGAGTCTTTCAAAAGTATGATTCTACAAAGGAATACGTTAGATAGTTCTATGTATGATTTAGGTAAAGTAGTTACTTCTAATAATTTTGTATCTCTATTACAGTATGGATTAGAGCAAGAGAAAAAGAAAGAAAAACTAGTTTCAGAGGAGAGAGCACATGATAAAGAAATGCTTGATAAACAAAATGAAGCAGTTCAGTTACAAATCGATAAGGAAAATCAAAGAGAAGATAAAAATAAGCAATTAGATAGAGATTCTAATGAATATCAAACAGAAGTTAAAGCTAGAGCTGTATTAGCAGATAGCAATATAAATGTTAATACCTTAGATAAATTTTTTGAAAAAGAAAAATTAGAACAAACAAAAAGAGATAGTCATATAAAAAATGATGTAAAACAACAAGAGTTAGATTTAAAGAAAGAAAAACAAGAAAGAGAAGTCTTGAATAGTATATCTTCTCTTAACACAACATTTTTAGGATTGAGAGAAAAAGCTAAAGATAGAGTATCTAGAGAAAAAATTAGTAGGGACAAAGTAGCAGTAGCAAGGATAAATCCATAATTGTCACAAATAACTTAATGTCACAAATAACTTAATAATAAATTTATTCATAATTCACATTTTTAACACATTTTAAGAAACAACAACAAAATCATATATTTGCCATGAGTGAAACTAAATTTAAAGGAGTAGTAAGTTTAGATGCAATTTTTGCAGCTAACAAAGGAAATTCAAAAACAGAGCCTACTAAGCCAATTGAAACACCAATTGAAACACCAGTTAAGCCCTTAGTTGAGACACCTGCTAAGCCAATTGAAAAGCCAATTGAAAAGCCAATTGAAAAGCCAATTGAAAAGCCAATTGAAAAGCCAATTGAAACACCCGCTAAACCAATTGAGGCACCAGCGAAGCCAGTTGAAACACCTGTTACATTAATTGAAACAGAGGCTTATAAGATAGCTAAAAAATTACTTAGTTTAGGAATTTTAGAAGATTTTTCTATTCAAGTATCAGATGAAGATCCAGAAGGAACAGCTATATCAGATTTCACTAGTATGTCAGAAGATAATCTTCAAGAGATTATAAAAATACATAAACAAGAAAAAGATAAGGAAATATCTTCTAAGTATATTCCAAAAGGTGATTTAAAAGAGCACCAATTAAAAGTTTTTGAAATTTTAAGTAAAGGAGGAGACTTGTCTGAAATAGCAGAGACTCCAGAAAAGGCATTAGAGAGACCATTTGAAGGTTTTGATATGGAAGACCAACAAAGACAAATTGATGTTAGATATACAGATTTAGTACATAGTAAAGGTCTTGACCATGAAAGTGCAATAACTGTAATTGATAAAGAAGTAAAAAGTGGTAAGATAAAAGATGTATCTAAAAACATTTTTGATGCTTACCGAGAAGCTCACACTAGCTATATAGATGCTATGCTAGTAGAGCAGACTAAAAAAGAAGAATTTAAAACACTTAATTTTAAAGAGAACAAAAAACTTCTAACTGCTAAATTAAAAGAAGCAGGTTTAAAAGAAAGTGTATATAAAAAAGTAACTACAGAGTATTCCAAAAAGAATGAAAATGGGGACTTTGCTTTAATAGATAAGTTAAGAGAGGTTTTAAATAACCCAGAAGAAAATTACGAAGTAATTCTTCATTTAGCAGATTCAAAACTTTTTAAAGAAGTTTTTAAAATTAAATCTTCTCAAGAAACTCAGAAAACAATTGTAAGATTGGCTTCTGGAACTTCTTATAAGGGGAACAAACAAGTAGTGAAAGGCAGGAGTATAGAAGAAACTCAAGCTCCTTGGATAAAAATGGCAGAAATGCATAATCAGAATATTAAAAATAATTAAGTAACCAACCAAAAATTTAAAAAATAAAAAATGGCATTTACTCAAACAGGCGGTGTACCGCAATTTATATCAGGAGATAAGGTAGTACAATTCTACCGTGCAAAGGATCTTAGAAAGAATCCTCTTTCTCTTGACTTACCAACTTCTGCGGCTTATATGGACGGAGAAGATCAGTTCAAACATATCGGAGAATTAGGTTTCTTTGGACAACGAACTGCAACTGCAAAACCTTTTACTATTGACATTTTAGAAAATCGTCAAGTAATGGAAACAGGCGCAAATGGAACATTTTTATATGATGTACCATTTTATACCAATGAGCAGTGTGTTACAGTAAGAGATACTTCAGACCAAGAGTCTCCAGGAATCTCTGAAGGAACTTTTAAAATAGTCCTTTCAGAAGAATTCAAACCTTGGGATGTACTAGGTTTTGATTTACACTACGGACAACAAATCATCGTAGCTGATGAACCAGTTTTACAAAAAGCAGATTCTTTTGAGCATATTGTAAAATTACACTCTAATAATGATAGAGAAGTTTATGAAGCTGCTAACCTAGTAGAGGGAGTAACTTACTACAAACTATTTAATATTTTAGGTGGAGAAAAAGATACTAATTTAACTGGTGTTAGAACTCCTAACAAAGCAAGCAAACTTACCTGCGAATTTAAAGTAGGTTCTGGTTCTGGTGCTGAGTTAGATGTAAGTGCAGCAGCAAATATTGGTCATCAAATCAGTACTAACTTCAAAGATGGTTTTATTAAAGACCTACAAATGGATTTTGAACAATTCGTTAAGACTTGGGGTGATGTAGCAGTTATTATGGATAAATCTCCTGATGGAACTATCCTTTCAGAATCAGCTCGTCTTACTGACGTTGCAGAATGGCTAGTAAAGCGTGAGCATTTAAAAATGATTGAAACAAGAGCTATGTTCGCTCGTTCAGGTAGAGTTTCTACTGGAGCTGGGTATGTAACTATTGCAGAAGGTTTATGGCATCAACTGAAACGTGGTAAAAATATTCCTTATTCAAGAAAAGGTGGTATTACTCGTAGGCATATAAAAGAAGCTACAGAATACGTTTTCCAAGGAACTGAGATTGAACCAGAAATGAGGTACATCAAGTTTAAAGCTGGAAAGTATGCTTATGAAAATATCCAATCAGTTTACTCTAATGAGTTTAGTGACCAAATGGGTAGAGAATCAAACTTAACAAATTTATATGGAACGGATGGCCAATTAGGTGTTAGTCCAATATCTACAACTACTGATTCTTTTGGAAATATTGAAATTACAAAACGTGCTTTAAAAATAAAGCAAGTATATTTACCAGGAATAGGACATGTAGAAGTTGAATATGACCCTGCATTAGATTACTTAGGGAATGTAGCAGATAGATTAGCTTCTGGTATGCATCCAAATGGAAAATCTCATGGAGCTTATGCAATGGTTATTTGGGATGCTCGTAAGCAATCTTACTCTAACAACAGATATCAGCCAAAAGGAGTTGATTATGTAGAGGGAGCTCCAGAAAATTCTAGTGTCTACTTAGTTAAGAAGCCAGGAGATATGATTTTCTCTGGTAGAACTAATGGATACTACGATCCACACAGAACTAGTGATATCCTTTCTAGTGGTAACAAACAACGTTTTGTCGATTACTGGTCTTGGGATGCAGGTGCCGCTTATTTCTTAGCTGACCCTAGTGCTTTCGTAATGATTGAATTAGTAGAAGAAGATAGAAGAGGTTATAACTAATATTATTTTTAAAAGGGAGCTTTGTTTGCAAATAGGCAGAGCTCTCTTTCAAAAAAATTAAGGTTTTTGTAAGGGGGAATACAAAAGGCTATATTTGCAAAAGAAACAACAATTAAGACATAATGAAAGACTTTGAAATTAAAGTACCAGGTGTAGATTTTACCTTATCCTCAAATCAAGTTTACCATATTAGAGAAATATCAGATGCTGATGCTCCAGATGGTTATCAAAAAAAAGGTATTTCTAAACACCCTTTACCAGGAATTGAAGAAGGTATAGTAGTTCCACACCACGAACTTACAAATACTTGGAATACAGGTTTTTGGGAAGGAAGCGTTTGTTTAAGAAGTGAGCCTAACCAAGGAAAGGACATTCTTACAAAGCTTAAAACTTCTTTACTTCCTGAATTAGAATACTTAGTAGAGGGAGACTTAACAAATGGAAGAAGTGGAAATAATAAATTTTTCGATGAATTTATTCCTTTTAATGGCTCAGGTGTAGGAGAAGACACTTCTAAATATAAAGTTAAAGGAGGCAACATGTTTAACACAGACAACCCTTTAGAATTCTTAGCATTATGGTTTGCTCTTATTGGAAGACAAGTAATGCCACCATCTAAAAAAGGCATAAAAGTTTATACAAATTGCTCTTTCGTTTTAGAAGACAAAAAACAAACAACATCTTTAGCACAAGATAAAGAATTTGATAAGTCTATAGCAATTTCAACTGTGATGGCTCTTATAAAAAAGAGAGACAATATTAAAGAAATTAAACATCTACAAAATATCTTTGAATATTTAGGATTACAATTACAAATTTCAGAAACTCAAGATAGGCCTTTAATTACTATTTTTAATAGATGGTGTGAGAGTAAAGGATTCAACAATGAAAATGCTGTTGATTTTAATGAAACATTTGATAAGTTCGAAGAAGAAGAAAGTAGAGAAGAGTTAGTAGTTTATGTTAAACTTATAAAAGATATTAAAAGCTCAAAAATTACAGTAGAAAGAAGAGATATTTTTATTGAAGGTAAAAACTTAGGCTCAGATAGTAAAATAGCAGCTAGAAGAATAGTAGCAGATCAAGAATTGCACAAAGCATTCTTAGTAATTTAAAATAAAAATGAATTTTGAAGAGGGCTATCAAAAATATCTAATTCTTGCTGAGGCAAATGGAACTACAGATAGACTCTCTACTAATAAAGGAGGATTTGCTGTAAAATATAATATTGCTCAAAATAAAGTTATTGAGTGGTTTATAGAAAATAATGCAACAGATGAAAATAGATACTTACAAAGTATCAAAATACCTTATAAAGAGTTAAGTACACTTGACATAAAAAAAGATTATAAACAATTCAATTTGCCTAAAGACTATTTTGATTTCATAGGATTGAAAGTTTTAGGATCTTTTAACAAGTGTACTAAACAAAGGTTTAAGTCCGAAGAGGTAAAGCCAGAAAATGTAGATACTTTATATCTAGATTCAAATTCGGAGCCAAGTTTCAAATACAGAGAAACATTCTACACTATTGCACAAGATGCATTACAAGTATACAAAAAATTATTTAAAATAGATTCAGCAGAGATGACCTATTATAGGTATCCAATACAAGTTGAATTACAAAATCCAGATAGTCCTGAAAGTCAATTTAAAGAAAAATCTTTAGAATTTGATGATAAACTTATAAATAGGATTATTTTTATGACAGTAGCACTACATGAACTGTCTACAGATGACCCTAAATATCAAGCATTTAAACAAGAAACAGTTCAAAAATTTTAACCAACCTAATAATAATAATAAAATAAATTAAATTAAAGATTATGGCTTACAAAGCAAAAGACCAATATTTTTTACCTTCAGTAGAGGGTAATGTTAGAACCTCAGGTAGTTCTATTACTCTAGGAGTAGGAGAAATTGCCTTTGTGGATATTAACAAAACTACAGAAGATGGAGTAAAAATCCTTTCTGATTTTTCACCAATAGACCCATTAGCTAAATTAGCTATTAGAATGGGAGAACCTGGAGATAATGTATCTCGTTCAGATGATAATAAATCTATCTCAACTATCCCTTTTAATTTAAAGGATGTTGTATCTATTTATGTAGATGCTCCAGATAGAGAGGGTATTTTAGTAGATGATTTCGTTATTGGATTCAATGGAACTGATGGTTCTGAAATTGATTTAGATAACGCAGAAAACGAATTAATTGAAGTTTGCCTTAAAGGAGACTTAATGGGTATGATAGGTTTACCAGCTAGTAAACATACAGCACGTATTAACCTAACAGCACCTATTGATGGGCAAAAAGCAACTACGCTTATTCCATTAGCAGGAGAGTGGACTATGCATGAAATTATAGAGAATGCCTACCTAGAACTTAAAAATTACAAGCTTCCAGGGAACATTCCTATTACTAACTATGTAGATATTCTACTTGTTAACAGTGAAAATCCAGCAACTATTCCTGGTACTGCTACGACATTCTACAATTTAACTATAACAGACTCAGGTCTTTCTATTGATTTAGGTAAAGTACAAGCACAATTCCCAACTTTAGATATAAAAAGATTAAAGTGGGAAGCAGGAAAGTCTACTTATTCAACAATAGCAACTTCTGCACCATCAGATTATCAAGGAAAGGCAGACTTTGTATTAAAAGGTTGTGATACTTGTCCAGCAGGGTACTCTGAACTAGCACAAGGACTAGTTTATGAAGTAGTAATCGAAGATCCAGCAGACTTAGTAGCTCTAGTTCAAGCTCTTCCAGGAGCAGAGGCAGGTACAGCAATCTTGAATGATACTGTAGGAGACACTAATACTTACTCAGTAGCAGTAGATAATGCATTAACTCAAGTAGAGATAGATGCTTTTATTGCAGCTAACGCAACAGCAGTAATTACTTTGATTGCAGAAGATGTAACTGATTTATGTGAAAGTGCAGCACCAGCAGCAATCACTTGGACAGTAGGAGAGTCTTGTAATTCAACTACTGAAGCTTACACTATTACTTTAAAAGATACAGAGTGTGGAGAAAGTAGATTAGAGGAACTTCAAAAAGTTTTCCCTAAACTTACTATAGCAGAAGATACAGTATTAGGTACAGCTTGTCAAAGAGTTTACTCTACTACAGTTAACACTAGCTTAGTTTGTGAAGAATGTGGAGATATCTTCAGAGATATTTTCGTTTCAAAAGCACCAGGTTTGTTTGAAGGAATAGGTTGGGTTAAAACCCCAAAAGTTTATTCTGGAACAGCGAAAATGGGCATTAGAGTTAGAGGAAAAAGAGCCTCTATTGCAGGAAACGAATTCTTAAGAGATGACATGTTCTTCTTTGATGGATCAGTTGCAATCTCTTTAGTAGGTGGATACCAAACTTATACTAATGAAAGTTACTTAGCTGGAACTAATGAAAGATTTACTGTAAAGTACTTCTCTAGAAAAGCTGATGCACAGAACTTAGGTGGTAATCTTCGTAAATATGAAGAAGAAGCTCAAATCCATTTTAGAGGAAGAGATAGATATGTAGGAAATAACTATGGAAAAGTAGTTAATGGACAAGAAACTCGTTTAGAGGCACTTGCACAGTATATTACATACTCTATAACTATTGCACCTCTTAAATTTGTAAGCAACTTCCAACAACCACAAAACGGAGCATTCACATACCACTTCATTTTACCATTAGGTAAGCAAGAGGATTTTGAAACTATCGTTAATAAATTGGCAGCAGCAGCAGGACTTCCACAAGTTCAAGCGGTTTCTAAATAAATAACCAACCAAATCTAAATAGGGGCATTATCTTAATAGGATAATAGCCCCTATTTTTTAAAATTAAAAATGGAAGCACTAACATTAGAAAGTAAAAGTATGAGCATAAGTGAATTTCTGAATCAAAGCGAAGAAGTTGTAACAGTAGTAAAAATGGCAGTATACTCTTTTTTTGTATACTTAGGAATAGATGGTGATGTAGTTCAAGTACTCTTCATACTTATGTGTATAGATACCGTACTAGGAGCAACTAAAGCAGTTGTATTAGGAAATAAGTTTTCTTTTACAAAACTACTTTGGGGAATTGTTACTAAACTATCAGTATTAATTATTCCTTTAGTGATTGCATTGGTAGCAAAAGGATTATCTTTTGATTTTTCATGGTTTGTAGTAGCAATCCTTAATATACTAATAGCAGCAGAAGGTTTTTCTACTATCAGTAATATATTAAGTATAAAATCTAAAAAAAATGTAGAAAATGTAGATTTTATATCTATGCTTTTAAAAGCAATTAGAGAGGGGCTACACAGCATAATAAATCGAGTATTAACTAGTATAGAATTAGGAAGTAGTAAAAAAACAGATTAATAAAATGAATTATATAAAAGAGTTTCAAAAAAACAATAGTTTAGTCTCAGATGGAATTATAGGTCAAAAAACTCTTTTAAAAATGAAAGAAGTTTTCAACCTGCGGTCAGATGAAACAACAGCACACTTTGTGGGCCAACTGTATCATGAGACCGCAGGTTTTAAATATGATAGAGAAAACTTAAATTATTCAGCAAAAGGATTAAGAAGAACTTTTTCTAAATATTTTCCTACTGAAGAAATAGCAAATAAGTATGCTAGAAAACCAGAAAAAATAGCTAATAAAGTATATGCCAATAGAATGGATAACGGTACAGAATCTAGCGGAGATGGTTGGAAATTCAGAGGTAGATTTAGTATACAAATTACAGGGAAAAGAAATTATTATTTATTTAGTAAGTTTGTCAATGATGCAGAAGTAATAAATAACCCTGACTCTGTTATAAGTAAGTACTATTGGCATGCTGCTGTTTTCTTTTTTACTATAAATAATTTATTCTCTATAACAAAAACTGTAGATTACTCTTCTATTAAAAAACTTACAAGAAGAATAAATGGAGGGTACAATGGTCTTCAACACAGATATGATATGACTATTAAGTTTTACAAACTTCTAAAAAAAAAATAAAAAATGAAGCAATTGAAGAACAAAGTACTGGTATCTCTAATACTAATACTTACAATACTAGTGGCAGTATTGTGGATTCAGAAGAACACAGCACAGAAAAAGCACTTCCAAACTCAACAAGAGTTGAAAAAAAGCGTGATAAAATCGGACTCTTTGGTAAAATTATCAGATGGGTATTATGCCAAATTAGTAGCAGACACTCTAACAAGGAAACAACTTAAAAAACTGGCAGCAGACATAGTAGATTTAAAAAATAGAGAGCCTGTGTCTATAACTACTACAATTATACAACCTGTAGAAGTTTTAAAAGATACGGATAGTATATCTGTAGTAAAAGATTCAGTATTTATAAAAGATTTTTATCCAAATAAAGAGAGCCCTTTCCTAACATATAGTAATAGATTTTCTTTAAAAACACAAAAAGGGCTATCTAACTTCGTATTCGACTCTATAACTTTGCGCCAAGTGATTACTAAAAAAGAGAATGGTCTTTACAGAATCGATTTCAAAGGACCCGATTTTTTAGAGGTAAAATCATTAGATATTCAAACAGAGCCAAAAATACAATTAGTAAAAGATAATTGGGGAACTCTAATAGGAGTAGAATATGGAAAAAGTTTAGAAATAGATAAAAGTATTTTTGAAGTAAATGTATATCAAAGGTATAAAAAGTTTTATATAGGAGGTGCCATTAGTAGCAATAATTATCTAAAAGGAGGAATAAAATTTGAATTCTAACAGATTAATTAATAGAATTTTTAATAACAAAATAATTACTTAATTTTGGCAAATGGCATTATTAGATACAGTAAATTTAGATTTTCACGTACTTAGTACAGGAGACCCAAAAATCCTTGTGGTTATGGATACTTCTGTCTGGGGATTTATAGAAGATAAACCTTCTATAATAGAAATAATTTTACCTGGAAGTAAAAAAGTTAGAGTATACAATTTCATTAAAGGAAAAGCAAACGTTTTTAATTCATCAAATTTACTAATAACACCAGTAGGACAATACTGTGAATTAGTAGATGGCATATATAAGATAACAGTAAAAGGATCACCAGATTCACATTGTAAGCACAGAGGATTTTTAAAAACAGATTCAGCTAAATTAAAATTATACAAAATGTATAACTCTTTAAATTTAGAGGACGGCAAGAGTGATAGAGATAAAAAAGAAAAAATACAAGATATAGACTTACTTATTAAAGCTGCCGAAGCTTCTGTAAGCCTAGGAAAATATAAAAAAGGCATGCAGTTTTTTAAGAGAGCTGTACAGGAATTGAATGAATATAATGAATGTGAAAACTGTTAAAAATGTCAGCACAAACAATAATTCTTCCTTCCGTGAAATCTATGAAAACAAAAGCAGAGATAGCTTTTGTAAAAAATGCAGATAAGTATCTTTTAAAACAAATGTATAGTTTAGGAGATAGTTACTGTAGGAATAATCAGTATGATTCAGTTCTAATACATGATATTATCTCAACTAATAACTGCGAGTTGTTAGAACAGATAAAAACAGAATTAGGAAAATCAGAAACCATTGTTTCTTTAGGCTCATCAAGAGGCTACTCGAATGATATTCTACAAAATTCAGAAGATGCTTTATATGAGTTATGGAAAGGTGAGGGAAATGTAGGAACTAAAACTGATTTCTTAAATAGAGCTTTTCTTGATGAAAAAGCTAATTGGGATGAAATAAAATGGTAAAATGATATGTCAAAAAATAAAAGAAATTGGGAGCTTAAGTTTAAAGCTTGGGACATATCTATTCCGCTCCCAACTAATCCAGAGCCAAATAGCATATTTTATGTAAAAAATGGTTTAGAGTTTGATATATTTCCAGTAGATTCAGAGGGAAACTATTTAATATTATCTCATCCTCCTTATCCACCTATACCATCAGGGAGTGTATACGGGTCAGAATTAAATATATTTCAATCTTTAGATATTATTTCTAACTCTTCAGGAGTAAAAGAAGAAATTATAAATGATAATACTTCTATTTTATCAATTGGTAAATATATAGTAAAAGTAGACTATTCGTGGAATACTAATTGTACTCAACATGATTTTGAATCTTTTTTAAAAATTGGAGGAGTATCAATATCAAAAGATGCTTTAGGATTAATTCACAAAGAAGAACCAAAAGACTCATCAGGACAATGGGAAAATACTAGTTCTTTACAAATATTAAGTTTTAGTAGAGAGTATGTTATAGATATAACAACAGTAGGCGCAAGGAATATTTCTCTAGCTTTTAGAGCCTCAAAACAAAATATAAAAGCATCTATTTGGGATGCAACAGTAAAAATTTTTAGAGTAAATTAAACCAACCAATCAAACCAATTTAAGTAATGGCACAATTTAACATAACGACAACAGGTACAGTAGGTACTGTTATTATAGATGATTTACACTTAACATTAACACATCCTCAAACAATAGATTTGAGAAATGATATAGTGGAAAAGTTTTCATGGGCTGAAATATTAGAATCTGATGACTTACAAACAGCTATAGATGCAGGAGAAATTGTAGCAACAGATGATGCAGCCAATACTATCCCTGCTGTAACTTTAGACCATTTATCTTTTGCAATATCTCAGGCAGTATCAGGAACAGTTCAAGATGCAATTGTAGATGGAGTTACGACTGTAGCCCCATCTCAAAATGCAGTGTTTGATGCTTTAGCACTAAAATTAGATGCAGCAGGAGTTACAGCCTTTGCAGCAACCTTACTAGATGATGCTGATGCAGTTACTATGAGAACTACTTTAGGCCTTGGAACAGCAGCAACAGCAGCAACAGGAGATTTTGCTACAGCAGCGCAAGGAACTACAGCAGACTCGGCAGTTCAACCAGGAGATAACATCTCAGGACTTGTAAACGATTCAGGTTTTGTTAATGCAGCAACAGCAGCTTTAGCGGCACCTATACAGTCAGTATTTGGGAGAACTACATCAGCTATTGTAGCAGTAGCTTCTGATTATGATGATAGTCAAATAGATTTAACGTATACTCCAATAAACTTTACAGCAACAAATTCTTTTGTTGATGGAGCTATCCAAGGTTTAGATAACGCACTAGCAGCTATCACAGGAGATGGAAATGATACACCAATAGTAAGAGGTAACTCTACTACAGGAGTTCAACCTACGGTAGGAGAAGTAGCTTCACCAGAGTCAGGTGATACAGCATCTATATTTTTATCAGATGGCACATTAGAAAAATGGGTTCATAATGGAACAGTTTGGTCACTTGCATATACTTTAGCAGCAGGAGGCGGAGCAGATTTAGCTTATACAGCTTCACCTACAAATGGAATAGTTACTTCAAGTACAGGAACTAATGCAACTATAAGTTTAGCTACTGGAACTAATGCAGGATTACTTGCACCAGCAGCATTTGATAAATTAGGATTTATTTCCATAACGCAAGCGGTTAATTTGGATACAATAGAGAGTACTCAAAATTCTCTTGTAACATTATCAGGAGTTTCAACAGGTTCACTTACATTAGGTATATTCTCTGGAAATACAATAACAGATAATGTAAGTACAAAAGTAGCTATACAAGAATTAGAAACAGCAATTGAAGCTAATGTCTATGGAACAGAGTTTAATTTGTTTCAAAGTACAGGAGTATCAACAACTACAAGTACTACGTTTCAATCTAAAATTACTGGAAACACTACTACACTATCAACAGGAGATTATAAAATACTAGTAAGTTATTCGTGGAATCACAATGCAACTCAGAATGATTTTGAGAGCAGATTCTTATTTGATGGAGTAGCAGTTGGACAAAACAGTTCTGGATTAATTCATAAAGCAGAACCAAAAGATGCAGCAGGTAATTTTTCTGGAACAGGTTCAGCACAACAATTTACATTTACGCAAGCATATTATGTAACAGGAGTTACAGCAGGTATAAAAACAATAGCATTAGATTATAGAACAGATAAAAATGGAGTGGCCTCCTCTATATGGGACTGCTCAATAGAAATAATTCGTATACAGTAATTTATTATATCTTTAAAAAAATAACCTTAAATGGAGTTTAACATATCTACAACAGGTATTAATGTTACATTGGATGATTTAGGAATAACTCTAAATCATCCACAAACCATTGACCTTATAAGTGATGGTTTAGGTATGTCAGATATAATTGATTCAGTAGACCTTGAACAAGCCTTAACAGCAGGAACTTTAATTGCAAATGATGGAAATGGCTTAACTATAGCTCCTACTAATATAGGTTCTTTAATAGGAAGAGTAGATGTAATTGAGCCGTTATTACTTAATAAAATAAATATAGGAGATAACATCTCTGAATTAATAAATAATTCAAACTATATAACAGCAGCAGAAGCAGGAGTACAGACAGTTGTAGCAGGTACAAACGTAACAGTTGATAATACTGACCCTTCAAATCCAATTATAAATTCTACTGGAGGAAGTGGAGGGGGAAGAACTACTGTATGGGCAGAAGAAAACAATTCATTAAACTCAGGTATTAATGGAGGATTTCAATACTCTTTTGGTAATGGTGCAACAAGTGCTAATGGACTTACTATGGGTTATGCTTGTAGTGCAATAAATTTAACCTGGTCAATGCAGAATACGGGGACAGGTACAGTAGAATTCTATTTAAATGGAGTTGGTACTGGACAAGTCGCTACGGTAGCTGGGACAAATGGAGTGTTTACTTTTACATCACCCGTTTCTATTATAGAAGGAGATAGAATAACGTTTAGAACGTTAACTTCTAGTGGTGGAAGTAGAATTGTTATAGGTGTCACATTAGAAACAGAAGGTGTTCAAGGAATACAAGGAATACAAGGAATACAAGGAATTCCAGGTTCAAGTACAGGTGGAGATTTCGCAAATGGAGGTGATTTATCAGGAGCTGATAGAAGTCTAGGAAATAATGATAATTTTGAATTAGCTTTTAAAACTAATAATTTATCTAGAATAACTATACAAGCAGATGGAGACATAGGAATTGGAACAACACTTCCTTTAGCTAGAGTTCATGCACAAGGTTCAGCTCCTACACAAGGAGTTTTATTAATAAAAGGAGCAGTAGCACAATCACAACCATTCCTTCAAGTAAGAGAATCGGATGATAATGTTTTATTTCAAGTAGGGCAAAATGGAACGGTAAGTGTAGAAAGTAATAATATAAGTAATGTAGCTGACCCCGTAGCTGCTCAGGATGCAGCTACTAAAAACTATGTAGACCAGTTAACAGGTTTCTTCTATAGAACAGGTACAGCAACAAATACTAATCCAAATACTACGGCAGGTACTGCGATGACATGGAGTACTTCAATAGATGAACAAACTTCAGCATTTATAACTGCAACAGGAACTCAATATGTGTTACAAGAAGGTTCTTACATGTGTAGATGTTTAGTGAGATTAGGAACTTATCAAAATGGAGGTGATACCTTTCCTACATTTAGATGGAGGTCTGTAGAGAATGGAAATTTTGGAAGTCAAAGTATTGTTTATTCAAATGCTGCAACAAATTTATTTACACAACAACCAGAAACCACAGGATTTATAATAGTACCAACAGGTACAACAAGAACAGTAGAAGTGTTTTTAGATACAAATAGTGCTGGTACATTTACTTGGTCGGAACAAAGGTCATTTTTAACAATACAAAAAGTAAAATAATTAAAACAAATAATATGGAATTTATAAAAGTCTTTAAAGTAGCTGATACAATTAACAAAAAATTGAATTTAGAGAAACTATCTTTAGAGTTAAAGACTAGTACAATAATAGAATCTTCAATTGAATCTCAAATAGGACAAGAAATTTACATTAGGTATGTAGAAGATATAACACCAGAAGATAGTATCACATTACAAGGAATAGTTACTTCTCACGACGGAGAAGATGCAACTGCGTACAATGACAAATCAGTAAAGGAAAGAGAAAATAAAATAAGGGAAATAAATCAATTGGCTATGTATCATCCTGTTTTAGACAATGAAACAACCGTAAGATTTTTAACATTTATTGATAATTATATAAATGCTTATGTAAGGTCAGGTATAGCTACAGTAGTACATGAGAAAATTATACAAGAAGCAAATAATACATCAGGAGAATATTTTGATTATCTCGGTCAAATAGTAAACACAGTAGGAAATAAGACATATGAATATTTTATTTCTAAAATAAACTAAAAATAACTTATTTTAATGACAGATTTACAAATAACTGCTTCAGTAGTAGTACCAGTACTAGCTGTAATAGGTACTTATATTAGTTTATATTTTAAATTTAAACAAGAATGAAATTAAAATATCTTCAAAAACCCAAATATACTCCGATAGTAAAAATACCTGTTTCTAAGCAATATCCTAGAAATTGGATATTCACAGAAGATGTGGAAGTTACTTTATCAGATGATAGAATAATAGTTATTCCAATAGGATTTATAACAGATGGGGCATCCATACCTAAATGGTTATGGTGGCTATTTAAACCCATTGATGATGCTTTTATAGGAGATGCAATTCATGACTATCTTTGGTTAAATAAGAAAGCAGAGTTGAATCACTTTAAGTTTAATATAAATGTTGCAAGACGTTTTGCAGATGATGAGAGACTTAAATGGAGAAGAGCTATCTCTCCAAATAAAAAAATTAAAAATAATATAACACATGCTATTATTAGATTAATAGGTGGATTGTATTATAGTAAACAATTTAAAATACCAAATTAATATAAAAAATATGTGTAACAATATATCAAATCTTTGTGCTGATCCTATTTTAGCTTCCTGTGTAGATTACGAAGGAGACCTAGGAAAAAATACAAAAATAATAAAACAATGTGTAAATCAAAAAGATGTAAACGAAGATTTATACTCAATAACAGATGAAATAATAGAAGGCTTAGATGTATCTGAGCTAACTAGCACTTGTATTAATATCCCTGCAAATTCTACAGTGGCGGATGTAGTAGTTTTGTATGAAGCAAAAATTTGTGAATTAGATAGTAAAGTAACAACACTGCAAAGTATTGATTATTCACAATTAGATATAACAGGATGGGGATTAACTATTCCTTCTTGTATAGCAGATTCATGTACTAATCCTCCAACAACTTTAGCAGAATGGATGCAAGTCATGATGGATGAACGTAATTGTAGTTAAAGAAGTGAACTACCTAAGTTTTGAAATGCAAATCTTGGTTATCGAAATGCAGGTATTAACTTTTTGTTTTTACAATTCAAAGTTTGTTTTGAATTAACCGACATAACCTCAAAGAACTATGGCAAAGATAATTAAAAATATAGAAATAACAAAATGTAAGTTAGAAAACGAGTGTCGCTTATATCTCACAAACTAAAGATTTGTGAGTTTTTACGCTCAATTTATAAAATAAAATATATGAAAAGAAAAGAAGGAGTATACTTAATAAAAGTAGTTGACAAGTTACCTAAAAAAGGAAATTTAAACTATTTATACACAATAAAAGGAAAAGAATTTAAAGAGCTTTTTGAATATAGTTCAACAGGTTCTTACAATACTATAACTGTAGGTTCTTCAGGAGGAAGCTCTATACTAGCAAGTGGAGTAGCTAATGCAACACCTGGAAACACTGTAGGAGATACTTTCAATATACCTCATGGATTAGCAACAACACCTAATATAGCTCAGGTGTCCATAATACTAGGAACAGCAGAACCACATATACTTGCATTAACATCTGTAGATTCTACTAATATAGTAGTAGAAAACTTTGATGGATGGGGAGCCAGTACTGATATTATTTGGAAAGTAACACAATAAAATAAATAGTTATGACAAAAATATGTGTACAAACAAATGTAGCAGAGGTAGATAATTCTGCTATAGCTTGTGATAAGATTATTTCATCGGACTGTATTATACATGCTGATGCTATAGCTTATTTAGGAATAGAAGAAAATCAATCATTAACAGAAATATTTAGAGTATTAATGTTAAGTTTAATAGATGCAAGAAATAGAATAACAATATTAGAAACAGTTTAAGTATGTCAAAATGTAACGAATGTAATGAACCAGAAAAGCCTTGTTTAGAAGGAGATACTTCTTGTAGTTGTCCTGCAAAGGATATGTCTACAGATTGTTCTGTATATACAGGTCCAGACCTATTAAATTCAGGTATTGAGACTAATACAGTTTTAACTAGTGTAATTCAAAAATTAGAAACCTATATTTTTAATAAATTTGAGGAGGCTATTCAATACTTGTCTTTAATAAATATTGGCACAGGAGCTAAAATATTTAAAGGTATATCAGGAATTGGAAATAAAGAACTTAGAACTATAGAGGCAGGCTCTGATATAGTTGTAACTGAAGGAACAGATACTATACTTATCTCCAATCCTCCCTCTACAGAAGCACAAAGAGGAGTAGCAGAAATTGCAACTCAAGTTGAAGTAGATGCAGGAGTCGATGATACGAGAATTGTAACTCCCGCAAAATTAAGTACTTATGTTGCTAATCCTGCAAACTTACCTGATTCTACAGAGACAGTAAAAGGTGTTATTGAAATAGCAACTCAGGCAGAAGTAACTGCTGGAGTAGACACAGAAAGAGTTGTGGTACCAGCAACATTAAGTACTTATGTTGCTAGTGAGATATCTAATCCTGCAAATTTACCAAATGCTACAGAACTTCAACGTGGAGTAGCAGAAATAGCAACTCAAATTGAAGTGGATGCAGGAGTTGACGATGAGAAAATAATTACCCCAGCTAAACTAAGCACCTATGTTTCTAATCCAACGAATCTCCCTGATTCTACAGAGACAGTAAAAGGAGTAGCAGAAATAGCAACTCAGGTAGAAACAGATGCAGGAGTCGATGATACGAGAATTGTAACTCCCGCAAAATTAAGTACTTATGTTGCTAATCCTGCAAACTTACCTGATGCAACTGAGTCAGTAAAAGGAATAGCAGAAATTGCGACACAAACTGAAGTGGACACAGGAGTCGATGATACGAGAATTGTAACTCCCGCAAAATTAAGTACTTATGTTGCGGGAATAGGAAGTATTATTGGAAGCTATGCAGAAGTTGAAACAAGTGTTTGGACTTCTTACCAGTCAATCGTTTTCAATCATGGATTAGGAGTTATTCCTAAAATAGTAAAACTATCTTTAAAATGTAATTCAGCAGCTTTAGGTTACTTGGTAGGAGATGAAATAGAAATTGAATATACGTTTCAGTCTAGACCAGACTCTCCTCAAGCTTTTGGAATAACTTTAGTTAAAAATAGTACTCAAATAATATATAAAATAAATCACGCATTTAATTTACCTACTGACCCTAGAATAACATCGGGAGGAGTAAATAGAGTTACTTACATTGACAGTACTGAACCAGGTAATTTTTCTATAGTAGTCAGAGTGTTTGCATAAAAAATAAGAAAAAAATGAGTATAATTAGAACACCAAAAGAAGAAGGACACTATACAATAAAAAGAGTAAAGAGACTTCCAAAAAGAGGTAACTACAATTTTTTGTACGCTTTAAGAACTACAGATTTAGATAGGCTCTATAGATGGACTCAAGAAGCTAAGTATGAAGAAATTCTTTTAGGAGGAGGAGGCATCACTGAGGTTATTGCAGGAACAGATGTAACAATAGATAATTCAGATCCTAAAAAACCCATAGTAAATATATCAGGAGTATTTTTAAACTCCATAGTTGCAGGAACAGATGTAGTAATAGATAGTACAGACCCAAATAATCCAATTATAAATTTCAATGGAAGTACTTTTGAAGCTGTAATAGCTGGAAATGAAATAATTATTGATAACACAGATCCAGATAATCCTATTGTAAGCACTACAGAGAATTCTCTTTTAGCTGTAACAGGAGGGGCAAATGTAACTATAGATAACACTAATCCAAGGATTCCTATAGTAAATGCACTATCAGGAATAACTTCTTTACAAGCAGGAACTAATGTAACAATAGATGCCACTAATCCAAATAGTCCTATTATTAGTGCTACAGGAGGTAGTGGAGGACTTAATTCAATTGTCGGTGGGACAGATGTATCAGTAGACATCACAGACCCTCTAAATCCTATTGTAAATAGTACTGTAACAGTTCCAACTCAAACATCAGACCTTACAAATAATGGGTCTGACAACACTTCTACCTATGTAGAAAATGACGAATTGGCAACGGTGGCCACAACAGGAGATTATGAAGATTTAATAAATCTTCCAACGATTCCTACACCAGGAATACTAACAATAGTAGCAGGTTCAAATATAACTGTAGATAACACAAATCCCCTAAACCCTATTGTAAGTGGCTCAGGAGGTTCAGGAGGGATAACTTCAATAGTAGGAGGTACTAACGTAAATGTAAATAATACTGACCCTTTAAATCCTATAATTTCTGCAAGTTTTAGTGGTTTTGTAGATTTAACTACTGTTCAAAGTGTTGGAGGGATGAAGTCATTTACTTCATTACTTAGAGCGTCTAATTCTATATGGGTCAGTGGAGGAAAATCAGATATAGAATTTGCAAACTCTTCAAACAATAATTCACTATCTCCTTCAGGGTTAACTATATACTCTAGAAATGGTGCATTAGGTTGGTCAAAACCAGATTTAACACCTTCTAATAGAAGAGCTGTATTTGATAATGAAAATTCTATTGAAAGAACTTATCTTTTTCAAAACAAAAGTGGAACAGTAGCTCATTTAGATGATATTACTGGAGGATTATCTTCTGTAGTGGCAGGAACAAATATATCAGTAGACATAACAGATCCAGATAATCCTATTGTAAACGCAGATAACACTAATTTAAATTATGATTCAGGAAGCAGAGTAATAACATCTAGTACAGGAAACACAATTACAATACCCGAAGCAGGAGCTGTGGCTGGACTAGTTAGGTTTTCAAAATTTACACTAAGTTCTTTTACTGCTCCAAATATGACAATAGGAGCTGCCACTGGTTTCATGAAGAGAACCACTATGGGTATAGAGCATACTCAACAAATAAATGTATTACTAACAAATGTCAATAGTACGATAAGTTCTAGTACTCCCTCTTTAGGATTTTCTTTTACAGGAGGTAGTTTTGTTAATACACCTGAGTTTTTAAGTGGGATAGGAGTAGGAGCAGTTCAGTACAGTGGAATAGTAGGTAATTTTAAAGATTTAATAGTAACAACGTCAGGAAATTCACAATTTCGATTGTATGCTATAGATATAGCTACAGGAGCACTGTACGATTTTAATAATGCTACATTTACAAACGCTGTTATTAAATTTGCCTTAATAGTATAATGTGAACTACCCATAGGCTAAAGACCTATTGGGCTTCGAGAGGTAATAACGCCTTTCCTAATGGAAACGACTAACGCTCGTTTTTGTTTAGAGTGCAAGACAGTTCCTGCCACACACTAAGTTTTGAAATGCAAATCTTGGTTATCAAAATGCAGG